GACTGTAACTAAAGGCGGGATACACTTAGCTAAATCAACTGTTGATAAAGAAAGACTTGCAACGGTCGTTGGCTATGTTGTCGCTAAAGGACCAGACGCTTATGGGGATTTAAACAAATTTCCTGATGGTGCTTGGTGTGAAGAAGGTGATTGGGTTATTTTTGGCAGATATGCTGGAGCTCGTTTTCAAATAGAAGGTGGCGATATGCGTCTTTTAAATGATGATGAGATTTTAGCCTGTATAGATGATCCTGAAGCAATTTTATCATAAACAATCATGGAGAAGACCATGCAACAAGAAGCAGAAGTAATAGAGTTAGAACTTCCTGAAGGGGAAGTAGATATACATGCAGCAGACGTAGACGATTCAATTAAAGACGAAGTGGTGGAAGAAAAAGTTATTTCTAAACCAAAAGACGAGTTAGATGAAGTTACAGACTCAGTACAAAAACGTATTGATAAATTAACTTATAAAATGCGAGAAGCAGAAAGACAGAGGGATGAAGCTGTTAATTATGCTCAAAGTGTTAATCAAACAGCAACAAGTTTAAAAGAAAAGTTAAAAAATTCGGATTCTTCCCTTTTCAAAGAGTACGATAACAGGGTACAATCCGATATAGAACGAGCTAAAAGTATTTTAAAAGAAGCTCAAGAATCAGGAGATGGAGATGGTGTTGCTAATGCAACTGAAAAATTATCTAGGGCAAGTGCTGAGGCAGAGAATCTTAGAAGGATATCTGCACAGCAACAAATTAGAGCTAAACAAACCTCTCAAGAAGTTCCTGTTGAAGAATATAAACCGACTTTACAGCCACAACAAACAGCCGCACCAGATCCAAAAGCAGAAGCATGGGCAGCTAGAAATGAGTGGTTTGGAGATGATCAAGCTATGACTTTTGCAGCTTTCGGAGTACATAAAGAATTAGTAGAATTAGGAGTTGATCCTTCTTCTGATAATTATTATTCTCAAGTTGATCAAAGAATGCAAGATAATTTTCCACATAAGTTTTCTCAAGAGCAATCTGCCCCCGTGCAACAGGTTGCTGCCTCTACTAGAGGTGCTACAGGAAGAAAAACGTCACGCAAAATTAAGCTAACACCTAGTCAAGTAGCAATAGCTAAAAGACTAAACGTGCCGCTTGAAGAATATGCTAAGCATATTGAAGGAGTATAAAATGACTACAGAAAATAAAGATACAAACGTCACAACGGATCGAAACTCACGATCTGCCGAGACACGAGTCTCTCAAACTCGCAGAACACCTTGGAAGCCCCCGTCAATGTTAGACGCACCCACACCGCCTGCTGGATATCAGTTTAGGTGGATACGTGAAGCCACACGAGGACAGGATGATAAATCTAATATGTCTAAACGCATACGAGAAGGATACGAACCTGTAAGAGCAGAGGATTATCCCGATTTTGAAGCACCGACAATCGATAGTGGAAGTAATGTAGGAGTAATAGGGGTAGGAGGTTTAATTCTCGCTAAAGTACCTGTTGAAACCGCTGATGAGCGTACAGCTTATTTCTCAAACCAAGCAAAAACTGCTATGGACGGTGTTGATCAGAACTACATGCGAGAAAGCGACGGTAGAATGCCTATAAAAGATAGTGATATCCAAAGGTCTTCTAAAGTTGCATTTGGAAGTAAAAAATAATTGACGATTAATAACATATATAAAGGAGCTAAATAATGGCTAACACAGATAAACCTGATGGTTTTACTCCCGCATATCATATGTACGGTGGTGTTATTCGTCCTGCTAAAATGAGAATCGCAAGTGAAACTTCGGCATCTATCTTCAGTGGAGATGTTGTAAATTTATCTAGTGGTTATGTCATTCAAGGCACGGCGACAGGCACACCCGTAGGCGTATTTTATGGGGTATTTTTCACAGCAACCGATGGCACTCCAACTTTTTCTAAAGTTTGGACTGGCAGCACGGCTACCCTTGGTGGTGCCGATGCAGAAGCTCTCGTTTACAACGATCCAGCGATCGTTTACGAAGCTCAGTTTACAGCAGGAACTCCTGCAGTAAGTTTCATTGGTAGTAAATACACTCTTTCTACTACTGCTGGCAGTACTGTCAACGGTAGATCAAAAGAAGGGGTCACAGCAACTACTTCAAGCGGTGTAGCTTTGAACGTAGGATTCGCTTCGCAACCAAGCAACTCAATAGGTGCTTTTGCGAGAGGATACTTTACGTTCCCAACTAACACGTTTGCAGTTTAACTAAGGAGAATATGATATGGCGATAAATAGAGCGCAGCTCGTTAAAGAACTTGTCCCCGGACTCCATGCTCTTTTTGGTTTAGAGTATGAACGGTATAATAATGAACACGAAGACATCTTTGACACCGAAAGTTCTGAAAGAGCATTCGAGGAAGAAGTAATGTTAAGTGGGTTTGGTGAAGCACCAACTAAAGGCGAAGGCGCAGCAGTCATTTATGACACAGCGCAAGAATCCTTTACTTCGCGTTATACACACGAGACTGTAGCGTTAGCATTTGCGTTGACAGAAGAAGCTATCGAAGATAACCTCTACGATACACTATCTTCAAGATACACAAGAGCTTTAGCACGGTCTATGCAACAAACTAAGCAAGTGAAAGCGGCTAACGTATTAAACAATGCGTTTAGTTCTTCATTTGTTGGTGGTGACGGAGTAGAGTTATGTTCTACTGCTCACCCTACTGTTGCTAACGTGACTTTGAAAAATGAGCTGTCTACATCAGCTGACTTAAATGAAACTTCACTTGAACAAGCATTGATTGATATTGCTGACTTTAAAGATGAAAGAAACATGAAGGTCAACGCACAAGCTCGGAAACTAATAATTCCACCTGCTTTACAATTCGTAGCAGATAGACTTATGGAAACTCCGGGACGTGTCGGCACGTCAGATAATGACATCAATGCAATCAGAAACATGGGAATGGTATCTGAAGGCTACGTTGTGAATCATTATCTAACAGATACTGATGCGTTTTTCATCAAAACTGACGTACCTAACGGATTGAAACATTTCGTTAGAACTGCTGTATCTACCAGTATGGAAGGAGACTTCGAAACTGGTAATGTAAGATACAAAGCACGTGAGCGGTACAGTTTCGGTTTTAGTGACTGGAGAGGCATATTCGGTAGTCCCGGAGCCTAATTCACTTTTGTGAATAAATGATAAGGGAGCTTCGGCTCCCTTTTCTTTTTGAGGTGAATGATATACAATCAAAAAACTAGGATAATTATGTTTGTTCTATCGACTGACCTAGCAGACAAGCCGAGACTATAGAACTTATTTCCGTAGGAGGAAATTATGGCAAATTCAACGTTTAATGGACCAGTCCGGTCCGAGAATGGTTTTAAAACTATTGATGTAACAGCAGCAACAGGAGCCATCACTGATGGTTTAGTAATTAATTCAGATGGTAATATCTTTACAGATGCTGGTGGACATACTCAATATGTTGCAGCAACAGGATATGGTCCAGCCGATTTTATCGTAGGTAAAGGCGGAAGCCAATACGGTACAGTTGACCCGTTTACTTCAGGGCTTACTCAATTATTTCCATTAGGCAGTAGATTGCTTTACGGTAATACTGTTTATGCTTACGGTAGACTAGCAGCATCAGCAGTTACAGCAGGTAAATGCGTAACTCACGCTGCTTCAATAGCGCATCACTTTGATTTAACTCCAACTGCAGGCGTAGCCGCAGGTGAAACAGCTATATCAGTAGAAACTGCTGGTACAGATATAACGCTAAATCAATATGCAAATGGATACCTTTATGTTAATGACGCTGCTGGAGAGGGACAGATGCTTAGAATAAAATCTAACCCAGCACATGATCATTCAGCAGACCCATCAATAGTAATTACTTGTTATGATGATTTAGCAACAGCTATAACAACATCTTCAAGAATAACTTTAATTCCTGATCCACGCAGTGCGCAAATTGTTCAAGCCGCTACCACTACAGGCGCTACACTAGGTGTAACTGTTGTCGATATGGCAGCAAGTGCTTATGGTTGGTTTGCAGTATCAGGTCCACAAGCTATATTAACTTCAGGTACATTAGTTGTGGGCAACCACGCCGTTCCTTTAGGTGCAGCAGGAGCAGTAGGACCAGCAGCAGGAGATGTAATACAAGTGATTGGTACAGTAATGATTGTTAACGTAACTACTGATTACTCACTAATTAACCTTACTGGTATTATTTAAGGAGTAAGTTATGGCGGGATTTTCAGATGTAAAAGCAGTAACAATTACTGCAGATACAGTTGCTTTAGACGCAGATGGAATATCAGCCGCAGCATCCGTTGGAAATAATGCAGCACTTACTATAGGTGGTGCATTAGCTTCTGGCGGCGCAGTTGCGCTTAGTCACGGAAGAATAGTCACTATTCTTTCTGCTGGGAATGATGCTGCTATCTCATTTACTGTTACGGGAACCGATGTTAATGGAACTGCTCAAACAGAGTCCATTACAGGTGCTAATGCCGGAACAGCTACAGGAACTAAGTTTTTTAAAACTATATCAGGTATTTCAGCAGTAGGTAATCCAGCGGGTAATGTTTCAGCAGGAGTTAACACTTCAGCCGCAGATGTTATATTTGCAGGAAGAAGTAGACTTAAAGGAATTTATTTAACCAGTACAGCAACGGCAGGTACTGTTGATTTCTTAAATACTTCTCCTTCAGGAACAAGTATTATGGGATTAAGTTCTGTTGGTGATGCTGATGCAACAAGAGATGTAGTAATTCCTGATGAGGGTGTACTATTTGATGACG